GTAACTTCTGGAGATGTTTCAGTTGTATACCAAGGTGACGTAATCTTAGGTCGCCTAGCTATGGGTGCAGATTTCTTAAACCCTGCTTGTGCAGTTGAACTAGTTGCTGGTATTGATGTTTCTTCTAACTTCAATAACACTGCTGTTTCTAACGCAAGTTTCACTTAAGTTTTATACACAATGGGAGTCTATATGGCTCCCTTTTTTTTATTTATATTATGACAACTCCCACAACAATAGATACCGAGACCGAACTCTCCGCTGTAAATACGATACTGGGAGCTATTGGTCAATCTCCAGTTACAACATTAGGAACCGTAACCTCAGATACTACTAATACAGCTTTTGAAATATCTAATACTTTTGAGAACCCAGAGATAGCACTCATATACCAAATATTAAAAGAGTGTAATTTTGATGTACAAAATGAAGGTTGGGTATTTAATAGAGAAAATCATGTTCCTTTTACCCCAGATCAAACAACACAACACATAACAATACCTTCTAATGTTTTAAGAATAGATCAAGAAAATCCAGAAAATAAAAGAACAGATCCTATTAGAAGAAATGGAAAATTATATGACAAAGTAAACCATACATATGAATGGGGTACTGATGAGCTGCATTTCAATGTTGTTTATTTATTTACATATGATGATTTACCTTCAGTTTTTAAAAGATACATAACTTATAAAGCAGCTGGTAGAGCAGCTACACAGATGGTTACTAACCCTCAATTAGTTCAACTTTTACAAGTACAAGAACAAATGGCTAGGGCTTCGTGTATGGAATATGAATGTAATCAAGGTGACTACAACATGTTAGGTATGCCTCATAACACTCATTACTCAACCTATAAACCTTATCGAGCATTACAGAGATAATGGCAACAGTCACACAACAAATACCTAATTATATTTTAGGAATTTCAGATCAGCCAGATGAATTAAAATTAAATGGACAGGTAAAAGATTTACAGAATGCATATCCAGACATTACTTTAGGATGTACAAAAAGAGCTGGTAGTAGATTTATAAAAAAAATAGCTGCACCAGCTGCCGGTCAAATAAGTTGGTTCAATATTTATAACAGTGAAGATAACCAATACATATGTAATGTAGATCAAACTGGAAAGATAACTGTTTTTAGAAGTTACGATGGTGAAGAAATTCCAGTTGATTATTCAGGAACTACTGGTACTAACAAAGCAGATTATTTAAATGGTTGGACTAAACCATCTGACATACAAGCTTTAACTTTAAACGAACAAACATTCTTAACTAACAGAACTAAGACAACAGCAATGAAATCAGCTACCGCTGATAAATCTCCAGCCTTAGTTAACGAAGCAATTATTGAATTAAAAACCATATCTTATGGTAAGCAGTATGCATTAAATATTTATGACCCTCAAAATCCAGGAAGTCCAGTTTCAGAAACTAGAGCTACTTCTATAGCAGCAAGAGCTGGATTTACTTCTAATCAAAGTAATAACGGTAAATGTAAAGGTATGACCAGAGAGGTTATAAATGCACCTAATAATTTAAGGTATGAAATAGATGTTAGATGTACACCTGTAGTTGATCCAAGTAATATTGGAAGTAATACTACTGGACCTCAATATGATGACTCTTATCAGACTTTTGCAAAACTACAATTTGGTGGAGAAGGTTACGTAACAGGTAATACTCATAATTACACTACCGAAAAAAATGGAACTGGTACAGTTGAAGTTAAATCTCATGTAACCATAAAATCATATTGCAATATTGCTAAAGTTAGACCTCCAGCAACCTCATCAAGTGCAGACGAGGCAGTAACCTCTGCTGGCATATTAGGTGGGATGAAGGATGCATTAGATGCAGTATCAAATACTGGTATTACTGCAACAATTACTGGCAACTGTCTACATTTAAAACGTGCTACTCCATTTGCAGTAGAAACACCTGAACGTCAATTAATAAACATTATCGGTAATGAAACTAATAATGTTAGTGATCTTCCTACTAGTTGCAGACATAACTATGTAGTAAAAATCGTAAACAGTGGTGATGAAGATGATGATTTCTATTTAAAATTTAAAGTTCCAAATGCTGGTACAGCTAACCAAGATTATTTTGGAGAAGGTTCATGGGAAGAATGCGTAGCACCATCTAGTGAAATAACAATAGATAAAACTACCATGCCAATTAAATTGGTTAGAGAACTTCCTGGAAATGTTTATCCTAATGGTAGGTTTCTTGTTCAAGAAATTGATTACACTGAACGAAATGTAGGTGATAACAATACAAACCCTATACCAAGTTTTATAGATAGCAACATTGAAAAAATGATGTTCTTTAGAAATAGATTAGTAATCTTATCTAAATCTAATGTCATCGTATCGAAAACTAATGACTTTTTTAATTTCTTTAGTACGACAGCTATGAACGAGGTATCTGCTGACCCTATAGATATACAAGCAAGTTCAACATTTCCAACTACTTTATTTGATGGTATAGAAGTTAACACTGGTTTATTACTATTTAGTTCTAATCAACAATTTATGTTGACTACAGATAGTGATGCTTTAACACCAACTACAGCAAAAATAAATTACTTATCTTCTTACAATTTTAATGAAGAAACTAATCCATACTCATTAGGTATAACTAGTGGTTTTATAAATAGCTCTGGAAAAAATTCCAGAATTTTTGAAATGACTAATGTTGCTAGAGAAGGTGAACCACAAGTATTAGAACAAAGTAAACTCATAGCAAAAAGATTACCTATAGATATTACTAAAGCTGCTGTATCTAAAGAAAATAGTTTACTAATGTTAGCAGCGGTAGATAGTAGTGAAGTTTGGGGGTTTAAATATTTTAATAATGGTGAAAAACGTATTCAGTCTGCATGGTTTAGGTGGTCTTTAACTGGACAATTTGTACATCATGCAATGGTTGATGATGTTTATTATGTTGTATTAAAAGTAAATAATAACTATTACATTGAAGCTATTGATATTAAGACGCAAGGTGCAACAGGTTATAGAGTAACTAATCAAATTGGTACAGATAACTATAATATCCATTTAGATAGACAATCAGAGATTGCTCAATTAACAAGTGGTTATAGCTCTAACAAAACTACATTTACTAGACCTACTGGTTACGAATCAGATACAACTGGACAACTAGCTGTTTATAACAAAAATGCTGGTGATCATATTGGTGATTACGCTTTAGTAAATCCAGTGTCAAATTCAACAACACAATTAGAAATTGCAGGAGATTGGACTAATAAAGGTACATTAATGCTTGGTTATTTATATGATTACAAAGTTGAGTTACCAACTATTTTCGTTACCAGTTCAGCAACTGATGGTAAAACTAGATCTGATACAAGATCATCATTAATAGTCCATCGTATACATTTAAACTTTGGTGAAATAGGAAATATTGATACAACAATTTCTAGAAAAGGAAGAACACCTTTTACTTATACTGCAAATTACTCAGCTGCTGTAATAGATCAATATCAATCTAATGAATTGCCAATATTAGAGGACTATACACAGACAATACCTTTGTACGAAAGAAATACAAATTTAAATATAACTATTAAATCAACTCATCCAGCACCAGCTACTCTTCATTCGATGAACTGGGAAGGAGATTACAACTCAAGATATTATAGACGTGTCTAAATTTATTCACCCTGCTACAAAAGAAAGTGCTCTTGAAGTAGCTAAGAATTTAAGACCTGATGATTACAGAGAAATAGTAGAGGGATATGGATTACTACCTACAATCCATCTTCCTCTCTTTGTACAGTCAGGAGAAAATATAGTTTTCACTGTGCCAAACGGCAAGACTGCTGGCATGGCGGGAGTGGAAGCCGATGGAAGAATATGGATGCTTTGTACCCCAGAGATTCATAAATATCCATTAACTTTTGCACGAGAATCTAAGCGTTGGGTAGACCAACGAACTGAACCACTGTTGTGGAATATTTGCGATAAACGCAATAAAGCACATCTAAGACTATTAAAATTTTTAGGATTCAAATTCCTAAGAGAAGTTTTACATGGTCCAAATTATTTACCATTTATTGAATTTTGTAAAATACCATGTGTTCAAAAAATTTCGGAAAAATGTCCCCAGGAATGGGAGCTGGATTAGGATTTGGTCTTGATGCCTTTGGAGCATTAGGCGGATTTTTTCAGCAAAGAAAAGAAACTGCTGCTTATAACGAAGCAGTAACAAGACGAAACAGACTTCTTATTAATGCATACGATACAAAGAATCGTAATGAAGAGAATATCTGGAGAAATAATAAAATTGATCTAGATATAAATACAGATCAAAAATATAGAGAAGCTATTAGTTCTATTGCTGAAAATCAGTTAAGAGCGAGAGAAGTTGCTGGTGATGCTGCTATTGCTCAACAAAAAATATTAGCTCAAATGATGGATGCCAGAGGAGCTAGAGAGCAGACTGGAAGACGTAGTGGTAGAGGAAATATTGCTATGTTAGGTGCTCAATATTCTGCTATTGGAGCTAAAGCTGCATTTGCTAGAGATGCTGCAATTTTAAATGAAAGCAAATTAAGAAGAGCAGTAACTGAAGTTGCACAAGGTAACTACGTTCAATATATAACTGGTAGACCTAGCCCAGCTGCACCACCAATTATGGAGCAATATAAATCGGGACCTAGTGTATTTAATTTAGCAATGGATATCGGATCTGCTGGTCTTAAAAGATACATGCAGTGGCAAGATAAAAAAGCACCTGATACTAAAAATGATGGTTCATGGTATTTACCTCCTATAGATGAACAAACACCAAAACCTGAAGCTCCTTATCAACAGCTACCTTTTATGCCAGAGAGCTTTGAACCTAATCTACGAGCAATACAAAAACCTGAATTCTTAGGTGGTGATGTTGAATTAGGTAATGAACTACTTAGTTTTGTAAAGGATAAAAGGGCAGCTAATACACTCAACACCAATGTTTTAAATTCATTCAGAGTAGGTTAAATGACATATAGTCAAGTATTAAGAGGTTTAGCAGCAGGAGAAGAAGCTAACCTAAATCGTGTTGAAAGGAATGATAATAGAGCTCTTGCTGAAATGAAAGAGCAAGGTATAGCTAGACTAAAATCTATTTCAAATTTCTCAAATACACTCGATCAATTTATTCAAAAAAAAGTTGATAAACAAATTGAAGATGATAAATTAACTGGAAAGCTTAAAGCTATTGAAGAAGATTTAGAATCTAAAGATCAGACAGGAACTACACAAATACCTGAAGAAGATGTTGTAGAGTACAACACAAATAAAACTACCTTAATTGAAGGTAAAAAAGATTTAAATAATGTAGCTAATGATGTTTTAGAAAAAGGTGGCTCATTTCAAGAAGCTAGTCAAGTTAGTAATTTATCTGGTTGGGCTTTATATAGTTATGTTCAACAAAAATCAAAAATAGCTGCTGACAATTATCAAGATTGGTTAAAAGGTGAGATGATCAATAACGAATCTATTCAATTAGAAGTTAATGGTAAAACATTTACACCATCTACAGCTGAAACATTAGAACAAAAAGCTGTTGCAATTAAAGCTTTAAGAAGACAGTATATAATTGAAAACAATTTATTAGATGTCAATAGAGCATTATTAGATGATCCAGAAGTAGGATTTTACGACAAAGTTCAAGGTGCTCATAATAGCATCATGAAACAATACACAAAAGATGATGCTATAGAAAAAGGATTTGAAGCACGTATAAAAGCTAAAGATGATTTTATTGTAAACAAGAATTTTGCAGCTTTATTAGGTGATATTAAAATTACTGCTGATAAAGATGGAAATGCTTACACTAGAGCCGAAGCTTTAGATGAAGCTTTTGACATTATGAAAGATGCAGTTTTAAATGGCGAAATAACTTTAGAACAATTACAAGCAATAAAAAATGAAGAAATAATAGTTAATGGTGAAAAAACTACAGTTGGCAGATGGAAAACTAGATGGAGAGACTTAGAGACTGAATTAGCAGAAGAAGCAAAAGCAATAGCTGAAGCAAGATTAGATCAATTTGATGCTGCTAAAAAGAACATTGAAGCTGATTGGAAAGAATTAGAAGTTAGTAGTGAAGAGCCAATTAGTGATGAAGATAAAGCTAAATATATTCAAAGATGGATAACTGAAACAGGAGAAGAAAATCCCCCATCTTGGATGAATGATTATTTAACTGCTGAAGATAACGATGATGTATCTACATTAGATTTTCATCTGGATACTGAAGCTGGAGGAAGAGGTTATTTAATAGAAGCTGATTTATATGGCATGTCAAAAGCAGTTAAGAAAA